TGTCTGGAGAACGGGGGCTTAGTCCTCAAGCTGCACGTAATCGTTTGGATGCGCGTGGTGTTGACGTACCCGCAATGATGCCCAAAATCGGGCGTAAGAATGGTGGGGCTATTAAAAAGATGGCTTCCGGTGGCATGACTTCTAAGGTCTCTAGCGCCTCTAAGCGGGCTGACGGAATTGCTCAGCGCGGTAGAACTAAAGGGCGGTATCTGTAATGGAACTCCCGGTTTGGAACGTTATCTTGTCTTTCCTGTCAGCAGCCCTGCTGTTGTGGGTTAACTTGTCTCACGCTGAAGTCAAGAGACTAGGCATCCTCCTGAGTAAGACTCGGGAAGAGAACGCTGAGAAGTTTGTGACTAAAGGCGATATGCACGCCGATATCAACCGGGTATTGGCCCGACTTGATCGGATGGACGAGAAGCTTGATGCCTTTATGAAGGAGCAGCGTAGTGCCCTCGGTTAGCAAAAAGCAGCACAACTTTATGGCTGCGGTAGCAAACAACCCCAGTTTTGCAAGTAAGGCTGGCGTACCCCAATCTGTCGGTGCCGATTTTGAAGCGGCGGATAAAGGCTTGAAGTTTGGCAAAGGATCGTCTAAGACCCGTGCTGATCTTCAAAAAGTTAACAACCCAAAGACTTTGCACGGCAAAGCATCTATTTTGAAAAAAGGTGGTACTACTATGGCTACAAAGAAAATAAACCCGTTTGCCAAATTTGAGGCGTCTGCCAAAGACAAAGCAATGGACAAGAAAGAAATGATGGGCATGAAGAAGATGGCTTCTGGCGGCATGAAGAAAATGGCTGCTGGTGGTTTCACCAAAGAAGCCAATGGCATTGCCCAACGTGGTCTGACCAAAGGTAAGCAGATCAAAATGAACAAGGGCGGCAAAGCCTGCTAAGGATTAATCATGGCTGATTACAAGTATCCCAAAGATGTGCCCGTGGACGAGCCGGTTAGCAAAAAACCTGCTCCCAAACCAAAGCCAAAAATGCCCATTTACAAAGACAGCGTTCCCGTAGATGAGCCAGTGGCAAAAATGGCATCTGGTGGTTCAGCTTCCAGTCGTGCTGACGGTTGCTGCACCAAAGGTAAGACACGCGGAAAGATGGTGTAATCATGATGGCCTCTCGGGGTATGGGAGATATATCCCCATCCAAAATGCCAAAGGGCAAGAAGACTGCCCGGCGGGACAACACCGACTTCACGCAGTACGCTGGAGGCGGTAAAGTCAACGCTGCGGGCAATTACACAAAGCCCAGTCTTCGCAAGAAGATTGTGTCGCAAGTAAAAGCCGCAGCAACGCAGGGCACTGGCGCAGGAAAATGGAGCGCGAGAAAAGCGCAGCTTGTAGCTAAAAAATACAAGGCTGCTGGCGGGAGTTACAGAGATTGAAAGCTCCGCAGCAATCGCTTAAAGATTGGGGTGACCAAAAATGGCGCACTAAATCTGGCAAACCGTCTAGCAAGACGGGGGAGCGATATCTGCCGGAAAAAGCCATAAAATCTTTGAGCCCCGCTGAATACGCAGCTACTACTAAAGCCAAACGGGCAGGTAAAGCAGCAGGAAAACAGTTTGTGGCACAGCCTAAGACAATTGCAAAGAAAACAGCAGGGTTTAGATAATGGCATACACCTCCGGCTCTACTACGTTTAACCTTGATCTAGTCGAGCTAGTTGAGGAAGCGTTTGAACGCGCTGGTGGTGAACTGCGCACGGGTTATGACATGCGCACTGCGCGGCGTAGCCTCAATATCATGTTTGCCGACTGGGCTAATCGTGGCCTAAACATGTGGACGATGGAGACGGGCACTATTACTTTAGTGCAGGGTCAAAACACCTATCCGCTTCCCGACGACACGGTAGATTTGCTGGAGCATGTGATTCGCACACAGGCCAATAGCACTACCAACCAAGCTGACCTGACTATCACCCAGATCAGTGTGTCCACATACGCTACGATCCCCAATAAGCTCACCCAAGCACGTCCAATCCAAGTATGGTTCCAACGCTATAACGGCCAGAACTCGCCGACTGGTTTGACTCTAAATGGGGCAATCACTGCCACGGACACCACGATTGTTCTCAACTCTACTGTTGGCCTGCCCTCTACTGGGTTCATAAAAGTTGACAACGAGTACATTAACTACGTGTATATATCAGGGAATACCCTATATAGCTGTTTCCGTGGGCAACAAAACACCACTGCGGCCAGCCACACTACGGGCACTGCCGCATACTGGGCGCAAATACCCGCTGTTACTGTTTGGCCGACACCAGATGGAGCGCAGCCATATCAATTTGTCTACTGGCGTCTACGCCGCACCCAAGATGCGGGTGGCGGTGTCAACGTGATGGACGTACCGTTTCGCTTTATCCCCTGCATGGCGGCTGGATTGGCCTACTACATGGCGTTAAAAGTAGCTGGGGGTGCTGAGCGCCTGCCTGTACTGAAGCAGCAATATGATGACTCTTGGGAACTAGCCTCTACGGAAGACCGTGAAAAGGCAGCTATTCGATTTGTCCCAAGACAACAATTTATAAGCTAACGGGCCTAAAATGGGTAATCGTTTTGCTTCCGGTAAAAATAGTATCGCTATATGCGATAGGTGCGGCTTTCAGTTCAAATTAACTGTACTGCGCAAAGAAGTTATTAAGACGAAGACGTACAATTTGCTTGTCTGTGATGAGTGCTGGGATCCTGACCAGCCCCAGTTGCAGTTAGGTATGTACCCAGTAGATGATCCGCAAGCTGTACGCAACCCACGTAGGGATGGTTCATACGTAACAGCAGGGTTGAATGCAAGTGGTAACCTGACTGGGGGTTCTAGGGATGTTCAGTGGGGTTGGGCACCGGTAGGCGGAGCCAGCCAATTTGACGCAGTTCTTACACCAAACTACTTGGTAGGAACGACAAGTGTTGGTACAGTATCGGTAACAGTTTCTTAGGAGCTAAACATGGCAAAAGCAGAATCAATGGCATCGGACAAAAAACAGGACGTTGCCCTTCTCAAAAAGGCATTTAAACAGCACGACAGCCAAGAGCACAAAGGTGGCAAAGGTACATCGTTGAAACTAAAAAAAGGTGGCCCGACTACGGATGACCGTATGCGTATGGGTCGCAACTTGTCTCGTGCAGCTAACCAAAAGACGGGGTAATACTATGGCTACTTACAGCAAAAAAATGATGGGTAAGGAAGTTGGCGCTGCTAGCGTTTACGCACCTCCGCACAAGATGGACGGTAAAGCGCTAAAGATTTCTGGTAACCCCGGTAAAGATTCTGAACTTAGTAGCATGTCTACTATGCGCATGAGCGTGGGTAACATTAATAATGGTGAAAGCACCGTCAAAACCAGCGGCATCAAAATCCGTGGCACTGGCGCGGCTACCAAAGGTCTGATGGCACGAGGCCCAATGGCATGAACTACGCTGAGTTATCGTCCGCTATCCAAGCTTACACGGAGAACACGGAGACCAACTTCGTGGCGGAGATTCCTGTCTTCGTTAAGCAGGCAGAGCAGCGGATATATAACACAGTTCAATTCCCCTCCATACGCAAAAACGTAACCGGGGTGATGTCAAGCGGTAATAAGTACATGGCCTGCCCAGCAGACTTTCTTGCGGTTTATTCGATGGCTGTGTTCCCCGCATCGGGTACTGGCGACTACGCCTATTTGCTAAATAAGGACGTGAACTTCATCCGTGAAGCCTATCCAAATCCAGCAGACACTGGGCAGCCCAAGTATTACGCCCTGTTCGGCCCCCAGTCAACTAACCTTGCGGAGTTGACGTTCATCCTTGGCCCAACACCGGATGCCAACTACAACGCTGAGCTGCACTATTACTATTACCCCGAGTCCATTGTGACTGCGGGCACTACGTGGTTGGGCGACAACTTCGATACTGTACTGTTGTACGGTTCTTTGATTGAGGCTTACACCTACATGAAGGGTGAGCCAGACATGATGGCGTTGTACCAAGGTAAGTACACGGAAGCCCTTGCACTAGCTAAACGTCTGGGCGATGGTATGGAGCGTCAGGATGCGTACCGTAGTGGTCAATACAGACAGGCGGTCACATGAGCATTGTTCAGACCCAGACCACCAGCTTTAAAAAGCAGTTGTATCAGGGCATCCACGATCTGTCCACGGACACGATCTACATTGCCTTGTACACGGCTGCGGCTGATTTGAATGCGGACACTACGGTGTACTCCAGCACCAATGAGGTTGTGGCTACAGGCTACACGGCTGGCGGTAAGGTATTGACTGGAGTTGCAATTAGTTCAGATGGGTACACGGCCTATGTTAACTGGGCCAACGTGTCTTGGACTTCCGCTTTGACCGCTCGGTGCGCACTGATTTACAACGTTACCCAAGGTAATAAATCCGTCGCTGTGCTGGACTTTGGCTCCGACAAGACTTCGACTACCACTTTCACAATCACAATGCCGTCAAACACTTCCACGACTGCATTGATCCGCTCGTCTAATTAAGGAGTACCTATGTCCCACGACAAAATCATTGCGACTGACAAAGCTGAAGCAGTCACCAAGTACAACACCATGCCAGAGGACTCCATGTCTATCCACGGTACTTACCACGCTGTTTGCTATGGCGCTGCTGGTAATGTGAAGTGGGAAGACGACATTGAGAACCTCGTCACCACCGTTGGCAAGAACTTCACGCTGGACACCACGCTGGGTAACACCGCTGGCGGCGCAGTCGTTATGGGCCTCAAAGGAACCGGTACGGCAGTGGTTGCGGATACGCAAGCATCCCACGCAAGTTGGAATGAAGTTGGTTTGGCAAACGCCCCTACTTACTCTGGTAACCGCCCAACCCCTTCGTTTAGCGCAGCATCCGCTGGCAGCAAGACCACTTCCTCGGCGGTGTCGTTCTCCATGACCAGCACCGGAACAGTGGCAGGATGCTTTATCAACATTGGCGGCAGTGCCACCAAGGACAACACAACTGGGACTTTGTTCTCCGCAGGTGACTTCTCCAGTTCCAAGTCTGTGGTCAACGGCGATACCATCGCGGTAACCTATACGGCTACCCTAACCTAAGATGGCAACCGGCTGGGGTGTAAACGCTTGGGGTGATGGCTACTGGGGTGGCGCGGATGTCTACGCCGTCGATATAACTGAAACAGCAGCAATCACTTCCTCAGAGGCCGCAACAGCGGCTTTTGGCGTTTCCATCACAGAGACAGCAGCCACATCAACAACCGAGGCAGTAGCAGCCACATTTGCAGTCAGCCTAACAGAGACTGCGGCAACATCGACTACTGAGGCGGTAGCGGCTACGTTTGCCCAGTCGATTACTGAAACAGCGGCCCTGACGGATTCCAATACAGCAACAACTGCGTACACAACCACAGTATCTGATTCTGTTGCAACATCCACTACCGAGTCTGCAACTGCCGACTTCCCTGTCTCTTTGACGGAAACGGCGGCAATCTCTACTGTTGAAGAAGCTGTAGCTACATTTGTAGCCAGCATCACGGAGTCGGTGGCTTTGGCGGAGTCCCAAGTTGCCACGCTAATAATGACCATCACGGAGTCGATGGCGGCAACGGACAGTACAACGGTCGGAACTTATTACACAGAGTTCCTTTACGAGTCCACGGCAATATCGGATTCCAGCACAGCCACAACCGGTTATCATGTCAGCAGGGCAGAAACAATGGCAATTACGTCTACTGAGTCAGGGCGTAATTTGTGGGAAGTAATAGATGACAGCCAGACCCCAAGCTGGCAAAATATAGGTAATACCCAGACCCCCGGATGGACGGCTATTACGAATACCGAAACCCCAAATTGGACAGCAATTCCTACGTTTTAGGAGCTTTTGAATGGCAAATACATCACTTATAGGTTTGACGTTACCCACAACGGGTACGTTGTCCGGTACATGGGGCGACACCGTAAACAACGCAATCTCGCAGATTATTGACGTTGCGGTTGCGGGTACGCAGACTATCTCCACCGATGCAGACATTACCCTGACGCTGACTACAGGCAGCAACACCAGCACGGGCCTAACAGCAAATAGCTCCCAGTACGCAGTGATCTTGTGGACAGCAGGCGGCACAGCTACCCGCACTATTACAGTTCCCGCGCAGTCTAAAACCTACGTTGTCATCAACAAAACGTCTAGCACTCAGTCAATTACCATTCAAGGTACAACAGGCACGGGCGTTACTGTAGCGGCGGGTACACGGGCCATCGTGGCTTGGGATGGCGTTAACTTTGTGAACGTAGGCGGCGGCTCTGCTGCTGGCTCCAACACACAGGTGCAGTTCAACAGTTCTGGTGCGTTTGGCGCTTCTTCTGCTTTGACATGGGATGGCACAACACTATCTGCAACCAAGTTTGGTGGCGCTCTAAACGGCACAGTGGGCGCTACAACCCCAGCAGCAGGTGCGTTCACAACGGTTACAACAACTTCTGCCATTGCTTATAACTACGGCGGCACAGGCCAGACCAGTGCGTTTACTCAGTATGGTGTGACCTATGCGTCTACTACAAGTGCGCTGGCTGTTACTGCGGCTGGTACGACTGGACAAGTTTTAACCGCTACTACAGGTGGGGCTCCCACATGGGCAGCACCCGCAGCCTCTGGCGTAACCCAAGCCAAGGCCACAATGATTAGCTTTATTTTTGGTATGTAAAAATGTCTGTTGTTTGGACTTCAGAAATGCGTGATCGATATAGCCAAATGGCAAAAGCCAGATGGTCTGACCCCTTTTATCGCGCAAATCATGGAAAATCCATACAAAAACCACCATCATGCACTCACTGCGGGGAAACAGATATCAACAAGTACTATGTTGATAAAGATGGAAAAAGAACTTCTAGCTATTGCAAAGAGTGCCACAAACAAAACGGTAAACGCCGTTGGCATTCAAAAAGTTTATTGGAAAAACGTCTTGTTAATGTGGGCAAGTACGGATTAACAACGGAACAGTACACCGATTTAGTAAATAAACAAGCGGGAAAATGCGCAATATGCGGAGAAGCGCCAAAAACACTCCGTGGATTACACATTGACCATTGTCACTCTACGGGCAAAGTTCGTGGACTTTTGTGCCATACTTGCAATGTGGGGATAGGGGCATTGCGTGAAGACCCTAAGATTTTTGCTAAAGCTCTTGAATATTTAAATGTATAAGGAATCATTATGGCAAACCCAAACTTACTAGCCGCGACAACAGCTTCCGGCACCACGACCTACTACACCCCCGGCGGCACAACTGCGGTTGTTCTTTTGCCCAATGCTGCTTCCAGCGGTCAGGTGTTTAAGATCAACCAGATCGTTTGCGCTAACGTGAACGGATCTTCTGCTGTAAACGCAACGGTGGCTGTTTACACCAACGGCGCTGTGGCCCAAGGATCTGCACCTAGCGGCGGTACGGCTTACCCCATCATCTCGACTATCTCTGTACCAGCCAGCGCATCCCTGATTGCGGTGGACAAGACCACAGCGATATACCTGATGGAGGGTACGTCAATCACCGTTACCAGCGGCACGGCAAGTGGTATCACATACACAATCAGCTACGAAGTAGTCAGCTAAGGTAGAACAGTATGTCTTTACGACAAATGTTCCAAGGTAGTATTGTGAAGCCGGGGTTCAATCCTCTGGCTGCGCAGACTACGACTACCCAAAGTACATTGTTTAGCTGGGGGAATAACAACCAAGGTCAGTTGGGTTTAAACAACTTAACTAATTATTCATCGCCAGTACAAGTTGGATTGCTTACCAATTGGTCGCGTTTTAGTTGTGGGTCTGATTCTTCATTGGCAACTAAAACTGATGGAACTTTATGGTCGTGGGGGGTTAGTGATTATGGACAGTTGGGTTTAGGTAATCTCACCACTTATTCTTCGCCTAAACAAGTGGGTGCATTAACTGCTTGGCTGCAAGTTTCTGGCGCTAGTTATTTTTTTATATCCACCAAAACCGATGGCACTCTTTGGTCATGGGGTCGTGGTTCTAATGGAAGATTAGGTTTAGGCAATACAACAAGTTACTCAAGCCCTAAGCAAGTAGGAGCACTGACTAATTGGTTTAATATCTCTGCTGGAGAGGGTTTTGTTTTAGCAACCAAAACCGATGGCACACTTTGGTCATGGGGTTATAACGGTTATGGTAATTTAGGTGATGGAACCTCAGTATCAAAATCATCTCCAGTACAGGTTGGTGCGCTAACTACTTGGCTAACTGTTTCTGCGGGTGGTTACGCATCTTATGCTATTAAAACTGATGGAACATTTTGGAGTTGGGGTGCAAATACTTACGGACAATTAGGTTTAGGCAATACCACTTACTACTCGTCACCAAAGCAAATAGGTTCTTTGACTACTTGGTCTAAAGTTTCTGCTGGTAAGTACGCAGTAATAGCTATAAAAACCGATGGCACTTTGTGGTCATTTGGTGGTAATTTTAGTGGGTCTTTGGGTTTAGGAAACACTACAGCGTATTCTTCACCAAAACAAATTGGGGCATTAACTACTTGGTCAAAGTTAGGGTCTTCTCCTGCTAATTATTCTAATGCGGCAATAAAAACCGATGGAACGCTTTGGTCTTGGGGTAGTAACAATTCGGGTAAATTAGGATTAGGCGACACAGCAAATAGATCATCTCCTGCTCAAGTTGGTTTATTAACTACTTGGGGTAGTGTGACCTTCATGCAAAATGGCGCATTAGGCGCATAAC